CCTCCAGAACAAGGTGAGCCTCATATTATTACTATATCTACTGCACGTCATGCTCACTTATATAGCGTACTAGTTACACTTTGTCATGAGATCATCCATATGGCTGTGTATACTACATCACCTAAGACAGAGCAATATACTAGTCATAAAGGTTTATTCTTAAAATTACAAAAGCGTGTAGCCAAGATGTATGGCTTTGACCCAAAGGAGCTTTAATGTTAGGTTCAATCGTATCTTTAATACTACCAGCTTTAGTCCCAGCATTTGCTGACGGAGCTAGAGGCCTTATTGCAAAGTTTACAGGTGGTGCAGGTGGCCAGCCACAAAACATTACAGAACGTATAGAGCTTATGAAAGCAGAAGCTGAAAAGCTACAGGCTTTAGCTGCACTAGATAATCCTACTGGTGAGCCATCAAGGTGGATAGTAGACCTTCGTGCATCATTTAGATACATCATTATTAGTGCTATTATGATCTTTACTGCTATTGTAGTATTTAACCCAGACGTTGTAGGTGCTGCTGTAGTAGCAATATTTTTAGATATGTCTGGTGCTTGCATGAGTTTTGTTATTGGTGAAAGAATGTATCTCACACTTAAAAAATGAAACTAGAATTAAAACGTTTTGAGTTTGGCGATACTTTTACAATAGGTAAGTTTTACATTGATGGTATATATCATTCCTATTCTTTAGAAGATAAAGTTAGAGAGGGTAAAAAAGTAAATGGACAAACAGCTATTCCTACTGGCACTTACGATGTCATTGTTGATGTGTCTACTCGTTTTGGTAAGTCACTTCCCCATATATTAAACGTACCTAATTTTACAGGTGTAAGAATACACGCTGGAAATACATCTAAAGATACTGAGGGATGTATATTACTAGGCCATACATGGGCAGGTAAAGATTTTATAGGTAACTCAAAGATTGCATTTAATTCATTTTTTGAAAAATTAGAAAAAACTAAGAAGGCAACAATTACAATATGCTAGAGTATTTAATTTGCAGTACGCTTTGTGCATTAGATCACTTAAAATATATCTTAATGATTTTAATAGGATTAATGGTATATAATAAATTATCTCAACACTAGGGGTAATTATGAAGATACTATTAATTGATATAGAAGTAGCACCAAATACAGCTCATGTCTGGGGTATCTTTGACCAGAACATTTCTATAAACCAATTACTAGAATCATCTTACACCTTGTGCTATGCAGCTAAATGGTACGGTGAGTCTAAAATTATGTTTGACTCTATTCAAAAATCTGGCAAACAAAAGATGCTTAACTCTGTGCATAAACTTCTTGATGAAGCCGATGCCATAGTCCACTACAACGGTTCTAGGTTTGACATACCCATATTACATAAAGAGTTTTTACTCTCTGGTATGCCGCCTCCAGCACCTTCTAAACAGATAGATTTATTACAAGTATCTCGCAGACAGTTTAGGTTTGTATCTAACAAATTAGATTACGTTGCACAGGCCTTAGGGCTTGGATCTAAAACAGCACATGAAGGTCATACTTTATGGGTCAAGTGTATGAATGATGATCGTAAGGCTTGGAAAACAATGGAAGAGTACAATAAAAATGATGTTATCTTACTTGAGAAAGTCTACGATAAATTCAAGGGTTGGATTAAACAACATCCAAATCATAACGCATACTCTGCTGACGTTTGTTGTCCTAATTGTGCTTCACGCAAACTACAGGCTCGTGGTACACAAAGAAGTAGGACTGCTATATATCAACGCTATCAATGTCAAAATTGTGGGTCGTGGGCAAGATCTGTTAAATCAGAAAAAATTGCCAAAGACTCTTTAGTAACTATTTAAGGATTATATGTCTGGCGATATTCAACAACTATGTGAAAAAATAGTAGGTAAAAAAGTCGTTAGTTGCGAGGTTGATTTTAACGATCAAGTTATTTACCTTGAATTTGACGATGGCTCATTAGTGGAAATCTCTGGCGATGATCTAGATATTTACATGGAGTTTCAAGACTTTAATGATTAAATACCTCTAAAACTCATTTTGAACTAGCCTAGCTGGTATATATATCATTTAGGTATACCTACCTATCAACTCTTAATTTAAACTCGTTTAACACGCTTATCCAGCGTTATACATAGGACTTTTTATGACGTTAGAAGATATTTTATCTGGTAATTTTCCAGCAGCTAAAAGATATAAAGCTGGCTATGAACAGATGCCAGACTTTTTGCAAGATCCATATCTTGGATTAAGCACAAGTAACATTGGTAAAGTATCTAAAGGCCTTCTTGAAACTAAAGTAGGTGAAAAAGGATTTGATCCTCGTTTTGATCCTCGTGCTAAAGAACAACTTAAATTACAAAACCTTAAAACTATTGTTGAGCCTACTGGTAGACAAGATATTCCTAATGTATCACTAGCTGACTTTGAAGGTAAGCCATTTATCACAAGTATGTCTGATAGGACTGCTGCTGGTGGTAGATTAGTGGGCATTAATGACACTATGCTTAATAGGCCTATTGATCTTAAAGGTGGCCAAGACTATATGTTTAATAATGCTGGTCAAGTATGGGCATCTGGCCAAGCACCTGTTAAGCAAATTATGAACACTTCTCAAACTATTAAACAAATTACTGGCCAAGATCCTTTGTATATGGCATGGAGGATGGCTCCAAGTGGTGGTGACTTTGCACACATGACTGGTGAAACAATGTTGTCTTATGCTGATTCTGCATTAGGTAAGTCAGATAAAAAGCAAATGGATAAACTTATTAACAAACTTATTCCATCTTGGAAGGGGGTAAGCAACCCAGAGTCTATTGATCAGTACAGGGCTGCTCCAGATGCTGTTAGAAAGCAATTAAAAGGCCTTCTAGACGTTGAATTTAGAGATAAGGGTGGTATTGGCTTAGGTGAAGCAAGATTGTCTGTAACTGATCCAAAACAACTTATAGCACCAGATGCTGGCATTATGAATATTGGTAAGATTTATGCGGATCAACCAATGATTATGAACTCTGGCCATCCATCATACCCTAGAGGTATTGCTGGTGAAGGAATTGGCAGACTAGAAAAACAACACAGTATATTTGAATTATTACCACAAGTAGCACAAGACAGAAAAATACTAGATCCATTAAACCCATCTCAGACGGATATAAGGGCATTGCAAATGAAACCTTATTCTGGAATGATAACTTCAGATTTATTAAAAAAACTTGGCTATTGATATAAGTATTCAGCTTTAAATGCTTCAGCAATTTTTTGATTAAAGTTTTTTGCAAGCCATTCTTTTACAGATGATTCTGTTACAGTATCAATATTTGACATAATGCAAAACGTTTCATGAAGTGACAACGCTTCTAACATTTTTTTTGACATTTTAATGTCTGTATTTACATATGGGTTCATTGATTAATTATAGCATAACATTATTAAAATAGGAATATATAGTGGGATTATTAGATTATAAAAATTTAAAGTTTCTGAATGAAGGTTCAGATGCTGATTGGAAAAAAGCATTAGCTGAATCAAAGCTAATTGCTCAAGGCCAACAAGCCCTTAAGCCTAGTGCATATACACCTACAGAAAGAATGATTACCAACCCACTATCTAGTGGTTTAGAGTTTTTAAATGTAGATCCTAGATTTGCTAGACGTACTTCAGAAAAAGTTGCAAATTTAGCAGACTATACAACACCTCTTACTGTTGGTGGTGAAGGTGGTGAAATGTTTGGTCGTGCTGCTGCAAATAAAGATCCATTAGGTATGACTGGCGGTGTTGGACTTGCTGCTGCTGGGATATTGACAGGAAAAGGATCTAAAACATGGGATGCTGTTAAAGCCTCTCAAGCTGAAGAAATGTTAGCTAAGGGTGCTGACCCAAGAGAGGTATGGTCTTTATTAGGTACTGGAAGAGCTACATGGGACAACCAATTAAGACAAGAAATAAGTGACGATGCTGCTAAGTTTAAATATAATCCTATATATGATATTAGAAATATTCCAAGAAATGACTATAACAAACTTGGTGATTTTTTAGATCATCCAAAATTGTATGCAGCACATCCAGAGTTAAGAGAAACAAAAATAGAATTTGAGCCACAAGCATTTAAAGATAAAAAAGGAAACCCTAATATATTAGGTGCGTCTTACAATGATCCACTAGATAGAATTAGACTAGAAGTATTTCCACCAAACTATAGCTATCAAAATAATATTGATCCAAAAGATTTAAATAATATACTTAGAAATACATTGCATGAAGTAAATCATGCTGTTCAATTTAAAAATGATTTTGGTAGGGGTGGATCTGCAAAATTATTTCCACCAAGTTATGCAGATAAAAAATTAACAAATCAAATTAAACAAGCCAATGCATTACATATTTTAACTGAAAAACATAGCGTACCCTTAGATAAATTAACAGATACATTTAATAGGGTGACTGGTAAAAAATTAACCAAAGGTTCTATGGATTTATTTAATCAATATGATAGAAGTCAGCTTAAAGCTATATACAATGATATTGCAAATCAAGATATTAGAAAATACAAAAGACTTGGTGGTGAAGCTGAAGCAAGATTGGTTGAAAGAAGGCAGCCATTAACAGAACAACAAAGACTTGAAACATACCCATTGGAATATTTGCAAGGCAACCCATTAACATTAGATTACCCTACAAATGAATTGGTCAATAGAAATACTAGCGGTACAATTGAAAATTTAGATTTACTAAACAGTAAACTTTGGAAGAATTAATCTTCGTCAGCAAATCTATTTAAAAGTGCCTCATGCTTAGGATCAATCTCGTCATCTTCTTCAACAACTTGTTGGAGCAGCCAGTTTTTATAAACATCTGCCTTTTCCATATCTTGAACTAAATTACCTTTAAACGATGATCTTAAAGTATATTTAATAATATTGCCTTTTAAATATCCAATGTACTCTTCCTTTGTAAGTTTAGCTTCAATTATATCAATAACTTCAATTCCGCCTACCGTATAATGCTTTGGACTATTAACATTATCTGACATAACTATCCTTTCATAAAAAATAAATCAATTAAAGTATAACAACCAAACAAGAACCAACCAATTCCAGTAACAATTAATAAATAAACAATAAACTCAAGTAACTTTTCTAAAAAGGCCATTGCGTTCCCCATATGGTGTAGGTTTAGGTAATTTAATATACCCTTGCCTCTCAAGATTTTTAAGCCTATAAAAATTTGTTACACAATCCTGAATAATATTTTTCATGGTGCAATTAGGATTATCTTCTATATAATTTTTTATAAAATATGCTTGCCTTATACTATCTGAATCTTTATACATTAAAATTTACCTCTGATATATTTAAGTATTCCATAATTATATCCACGCATTGTACACTCAATTAAAGTATAGTCAAGTAACAGTTCATCTATACGTCTACGATTGTATGCACTATGAAACTCTATTAAAAATATAACAGGAAAATGCACTAGATTTTCTAGTATCTCAATCTCTGCACCCTCTGTGTCTATCTTTATAATGTCGCATGGTGGTAAGTTCTTTGCACTCATAACCTTAACAAGCTCACCTTCTTTAGCCTGTTCCTCACCCTCAAACATACTAGCTTCACCACAATTATGTAACCCATAATACATCTGACGTTCACCATCCTCCTTGCCTATAGCAAAGTTCCTAATGGCTATATCTGTGCCTGCTGTATTTTGTCTTAATAAACTGTAATTAGCTTTTATAGGCTCATAGCAATCTATCTTTGGCTTATCAAAGTATTCATGTGCCCATACTGCAAACCCACCTACGTTAGCACCAATGTCTATAATATATGGACTTGGCATTGCACCTATAGCATACTCACCTTGAAATATCTTGCCTACATGACTAATCATGTTATTAGGAATAATCACACAAGTCTGCCACTAAATTGATAAGTACCTGTATGACCTAGTTGAGCCCATGCTGCACCCCAAAC